ATTCTCTGATTCCCCCGAACCAGCCCGAACCAGCAGGATCGGGCGAGAAGTCGCTGGTAGATGGCATGATTGGGCGAGATGAGCCCCGGTTGGTGTCGCGTGTCCCTGAGGGATCGTCTTACGGTGACCAGATCATTGCGTGGTCGGAGCGTGTGCTTGGTCTGAAGTTGATGAACTGGCAAGCCCGTGTCGTGCGCGATTGTTTCATTGTTGATGACGCTGGTGACTTTGTGTTTCGTGAGGCTCTTGCCAGCACGGGCCGTCAGGCTGGGAAGTCCATTCTCATGAAGACCGTGTGTGGCTGGTGGGCGACAGAGTTTGCCGCCATCCGCAAGGAGCCCCAGTCGGTTGTCATTGTCGCCAACCAAAAGAAACGGAGCATGGCCCTCTTTCGTGATCTTGCTCGAGAGATGGAGGGCCGCATTGAGATGAAAGTCAGATGGCAGAACGGCGATGAGCGCATTGACTTCCCAGACGGATCATCCATCTCGGTGATTGCCGCATCCGAACACGCCCACGGTGGCTCCTACGACTGCATTCTCATAGATGAACTTTGGGACATTAAAGCAGATGTGATCTTCACTGCGCTCCGCCCGTCACAAATTGCGCGCAAAAACCCGATGATGCTCATGTTCTCCACCGCTGGAGATCTGTCCTCCACGGCGATGATCCAACTGCGATCTCAAGGTATTGCCGCTATTGACTCAGGTAAGCCAACCGCGTTCTATCTTGCCGAATGGTCGCCGCCTCCCGGTGTCAGTGTGGAAGATCGGCAATGGTGGCCGTGGGCGAATCCCAGCCTCGGGACAACCATCACCATGAAGGCTCTTGAGTTGGCTTTTGATTCACCGAATCGTCAAGCGTTCATCCGAGGCCACTTGAATCTATGGATCGCTTCGTCTGAAGCGTGGCTTCCGCTCACCGTTTGGGATCGGCAACGCACCGCCGAACTGATGCCAGCTGGCGGACATCTCGTCATCGATTCATCGCTGGATGGGTCGCGCTATGTGGGCATTCGGGCCGCCATGTCGGAAGGTCATGTCATTCTTGAGACTGCGTTCAGCGTGGATTCCGAAGCGCAAATGTGGGGCGAAGTCGTGTCCATCATGGCCGACCCGAAGATCATGCTCGGTGTCACCCCTTCGCTGGAGATTCACACACCGCCCGATCTACGCCGACGGATGACCATTGTGGGCTATGCCGAACTCATCAAATGGACTGCTATGGCGCGCTCAATGATCGTGGAGGATCGCGTGAGACACACTGGCGACATCGGTCTTGCTGAGCACATGGGTCGAGCGGTCGCAGTCAAAACCAATCAAGCAATCGTGCTCTCTTCGCAGAAGTCACCCGGGCCCATTGAGTTGGCTAGATGTGCAGTGTTCGCCATCGCGCTTGAGTCACGGCCAGCGACCCGAAACAAGCCACAAATAATTTTCGCTAACTGACTTAACACGAGCGTCAGATTGTGGGAGAGTCCGTTTGTGGCACTCTTCGGCAACAAGAAACCAACCCCTAGTTTCACATCCGCGCCGCTTCAAGCCGCCGCTGGAAGTGCCGCGCAGGTGGGTCAGTTCTACTCGTACTCTGTCGGGGCGAGCACAGAACTGGCCCTCTCCTGCGCCACCGTCGCACGCGCCACACAGATGATTTTGTCCATGGTGGGATGTCTCCCGCTACGGCACTACACGAAACAATGGACAGGCTCAAAGTATGAGCGCATTTACATTGAGAATGAAGCGTGGATGGATCAACCAGATCCTCGATCCACCATGAACTTCATCATGAGCAACACGGCCATGGACATTATGATGCGCGGTCGTGCGTTCTGGTATGTGACCAGTCGGTCATCGGCGACAGGTCGCCCATTGTCCTTCCAATGGTTGCCAGCCTCAATGGTGTCCACGCTTGATCAAGCAGGCCCGCAGTTCTTTGGTCAGTCCAATCAGATCACTTTCAACGGTATTGAATTGCCAACCGAAGATGTCATCCAGTTCATTAGCGGTGTTCAAGGATTCTTATTCACTGGCGCACGCACCATCACTACGGCGTTGAAACTTGATCAGGCCGCCGAACGCTTCGCCTCTAATGAGATTGCGGCGGGCTGGCTCACGGTCGGCGAAAACACTGAGCAGATGTCCGCTGAAGATCTTGGTGAACTTGCCGCATCGTGGCGACAAGCACGACAGACTGGCGCGATCGGTGCGCTCGCTGGCGGTGTCACATTCAACGAGTTTAAGTCTGACCCGAACAAACTTCAACTACTTGAGTCGCGTCAATACTCATCGCTTGAAGTGTCTCGCCAAGTCGGTGTCCCGGCATACCTTCTTGGAATTGCCGTAGGCGGTTACACCTATCAGAACGCTCAACAGGCACGCCAAGATCTTTACCTCTTTGGCGCGAAACAAGTCCTCGACGTTATTCAGATGACGTTAAGCATGACCAACGTGTTGCCACGCAACCGCTTTGTGGAGTTTGATGTGGATGACTACATCTACGAAAACAGTCTCGCCGAAGTACCAATGGAAGAAACGGTGTCAATGACATGATCAAGTTCAACGCTCAACTGGTGACGCTTGATGCGTCGGCTGATGAAACTCAGCCATCGCGCACGATCACAGGGCTGGCAGTCCCATGGGATGTTGTCGCCAACCTTTCCAATGATGTTGGCCCAGTGAAGTTCTTGAAAGGTTCCATCTCCGTTGATGGCCCAATGCCGAAACTCTTGGAATATCATGACGACACTCGAGTCATCGGCCGTGTCACTGAGCGAGTTGCATCCGATGAAGGACTTATGTTCTCCGCAACACTTTCCAAGACTCGCGCCGCTGATGACGCGATGGCATTGCTCGCCGATGGTTCCATCTCGGCAGTTTCCATCGGAGCAATCCCGATCAAGTTCAAGCGCGTTGATGGTGTCATGGAAGTAAGTGAAGCGCGAATGATTGAGTTGTCGCTCGTCTCCTTCCCGGCATACGCCGACGCGGAGATTCAGTCTGTCTATGCCTCGGCAGAAGACGAAGAAGAAATACCAGAAGAAGAAACCCCACCACAACCATCCGAGGAGGATGAAATGTCAGAACCAACCATAGTTGAAGCCGCCATCGCGACTCAACCCATCTATGCCACACTAAAGAAAGAAGTAAAGATCCCAACCGCTGGCGAATACTTGCAAGCCGCCATCGCTGGCGGAGACCAATGGAAAGCCTTTAGCGAAGTTCTTAAAGCCGCCGCTCCAGATGTAAGTCTTGCTGACGGCCCCGGAGTTTTGCCAGAAATTATTGTTTCGAGTGTCTATAATTCGTTCGTTGGGATGCGACCAGTCGTGGATGCCGTAGGCGTTCGCTCAATGCCAGCATCGGGATCAACTTTTATTCGCCCGAAGGTGACGACACATAACTCGGTCGGACTTCAGAGTCCAGACAACACCACACTTACCGCATCCACTTTTGTGATCTCCCCAGAGACGGTCACTAAGGGCACCTATGGCGGCTATGTGAACATCGCTGAGCAGATAATTGCGTGGAGTGATCCCTCAATGCTCACTTCGTTACTTGACGACATGGGCCGCATCTACATGAACGAGACCGACAACGTGGCGTGTACCGATCTCGTCGCAGGTGCAACCACGACTGGCGCGTTCGGTGATCCAACTGATCCAGCCGACTGGCTCGCATGGATCGGCGCGTCAAGCACCACAATCCTCACCGCATCCAACGGCAACAATCCGAACACTCTGTTCGTGTCCGCCGATGTGTTTGGCGATCTGATCGCTTTGAGCGATTCAACCGGGCGACCACTGTTCCCGAACTTGAACGCTCAGAACGCTTTTGGCGCGGTAGCAGTCACCAGCGATGTCGGCACTGCGTTCGGCTGTCGAGTCGTGCGTGACCGCAACTTCGCCTCCAACACTTTGATCCTCGGAGACACTTCGGGATATGAACTGTTTGAGCAAACGCGGGGAAGCGTCTCAGTGTTGTCACCATCTACTTTAAGCACCGTCTTGGCGTTTCGAGGAGACTTCTCCACGCTGGTCATTGACGCTGACAAGTTCGTCAAAGCATCGTCATACTGAGCAATTATTGAGATTCTGAGAGCCTGAACCATGTCCACCTTCACTGTCACACATCAACAGATCACTGACAATGTGTGCGTGGTTCAGACTCTTGAGTCCACCGACATTCTTGTCGGACAAGAGATCACACTCTCAGGATGCGACGCAACAATCAACGGTGTTCATACCGTCTTTCAGATACCGATCTACTACTTCATTGGAATCAATGACGCTGGCGACTATCTATTCAACGATCAGATCGTCTTCACTAATCAGATCCTCTTCCAACTTGTAGCAGACAACATTCA